AGCTTTGCCCCTATCTCTATGACCAGCACTTCAATGTTTGCCTTGATGCGGTCCATCGAGGCAGCAAGGCCTTTGTTCATAACTTCAAACGCTGTGTCAGTCGCTCCGGCTGCATCATCCATCTGTCTGAGAGCATCAGCGAACTTCACGCCACCGTCACTGGTGAGTGCAAGAACAGCTGCACCGGCTTCAATTGAACCGAAACTATCAAGTACAGATTGACCAGATGCTTTTGCACCTGCTGCCAACATGTTGAACGCTTCAGCGAGCGTGCCGCCTTCAGAAATGAAGGTGGTTAGACCTTTACCGCCTGACATTGCCCTGAACGCTTTATCAGCGCCAGTGCCTTCTTTGGATAGCTCAGAAATGGCCGCTTTCATTTGCGTGGCTGCAACACTTGTGGGTGTACCGCTAGCAGTAAGCACAGCGATTGAAGCAGTCAAGCTCTTGAACTGCACACCAGCGGCAGCAGCAATTGGGGTCATTTGAAACAACGACTTTGAAACTTCTGAAACTGTTGTTTTTCCCAATTTCACAGCTGTGAACATTAAATCTGAAGCTGATTCTGCGCTAAGCACAGCGGGCGTGTAGGCGTTCACCGCACTAGTAATGCCGTCAAGGGCAACTTCTAAATCTGTAGCACCTGCCTTGGCCAGCTTCTGAGAAGTGACCAAGAAATCCATCACATTATCCGGTGGGACTCCAGCTGACAGCGCACCGTACATTGCCGGTATTGCCTTATCAGAAAGCACACCAAATTGTTTTTGGAACCCTTGAAGGTCTTTGGTCATTGCCCCAAAGGCTTCATCACTGATGTCAGGCATCAGGGTTTTGATTTCCCGCATGCCTTTATCAAATTCAGCGAATGCGGTTACGCCCTTGACGCCAATGGCCACAGCTGCACCAGCAAAAGCAGCACCTGCCTTCAGACCAACCTTGCCAACGCTTTTGCCAAACGCTGCAACCTTGCCACTGGCAGACTTCAACGCCTTATTCAGGCCAGAAGAATCACCCTGAATGTTCACTACAATTGGGCGTGTTGCCATGGGTGGTGCTCCTAGCGCCTAGCGTTTTGGTCAGCCTGTTTTTGCTGCCGCTGTTCTTTGTTGATTTGGGCTGATAGGGCGTGGACTTCTCGCATTTTCATGGTCTTCATGTCTGACCAGCTGAAGCCGTAATGTTTAGCAATGGCAGCGAGGGTGATTACTCTGTTGGCCCGCTGCCTTCGGTAGGGTCCGGCGGCGCCATATTAAGTTTCAAATTGGCTGCGTCTTCAAAAGTGAAGGCAGGGTCAACCCGGCGCCTTGAAATGAAAGCCATTGCCTGAAGGACTCTGCCCTTTTTCATCGTCGTATCTTGCAACGCATCAAGGGGTAAGCCAGTCAAGTCTTCAATTTCGATAACTTCACCAATGGTGAGGTCATCCAAATCAATAGTCATTACGTCTGGGTCACTCATTTCTTCACAAACCTTCCTGTGACACGGGTTGCCCCATGCTTCTTTTCAAACTTCTTGGCTATATCGTTCAGTCCCTTTTCGTACTTCTTCACCAAATGTGGCCAAGCATCAGGTATTGCTTCACGCAAGAACGGGTTTGATTTCGTTCTATATCCGCGTGTTCTTTGGCTGACGTATCGCCCAGCGTGAACAGCACGGGCGTACTTAACCGTTGAATTATTGCCAACCCTTACCCGTGCAATCGAGCGGGTGGCATCAGCCCGTATGTTCGCACGTAGCTTGCCGGTCGTCCCAACAGGGGCACGACTTTGGGCAAATGGCACAATGGTCTGCGCAGCTGCTTTTGAGGCAGCCCGCATTTCATCACCAAGTTCTTTGTCAGCAATCCTTCTGATTGACATTGCCAGCTGTCTAGCCCCGCCCGCTGCCAGCAGGGCTTGGTTCTTGCCACCGAACTTCACGTTCATCGCTCGGCTGTTTCCTGCGTAGCCTTTGGGCAGGGCTTGTGTCATCCTAGAAGGCCGTATCTGTTGATTGGGTTGCAATGGTTACAGCTGCGCCAACTCCGCCATCAAGGATGGTGAACGGCATTTCAACTGAGCCCAAATCATCGAGGCTGGCAACTGGTGTTGCTCCTTCAAATCTTATTTGGGGCATTGTGATGTGAAAGAACGGGAAGTTAGAAGCAGCAATTGCTGTTGTGCCCGTCATGATCAGTTCAAGCTTGTGGTTCGATCCTGCAACAAACCGGTTGTAGTCAGCCATTGAACTGAACTCAGCTGTGAGGCTTCCCGTGTATGCAGGTACTCCGTTGCGTAATGGTTCACCCTTTGTGGCTGCTCCTTTAAGAAAGCGCCGGTCAGTTTTCATTGCAAGGTCAAGAGATACAGACGCCCCTGTGATGTTCACCACAGCAGAGTTGTCAAGCTCAATGGCCGCCTGTGTGTAAGGGAACGGGGAAGTTGCAGCAACGTACACCGGTGTTGCAGCTGAAGTGGCAATCTGCTCATTCTCTGCGTCAAAACCAATTGTCATGTTCAGGTTTGAACCAAGCGCCATTTCAAAATCAAGGTTGGTTGCTTTGCAGCCCTCATAGGTAAAGCAGTTCACTGTGCCGTTGGTTGATGTGCGCAGCATCTGCCAGGTGTAACTGCCAGCTGGGCCAATGTCATTAGTTGTGAAACTTGCTGTGTACGCAGCTGTACCGCCAACTTGGGCGGGTGCAACACTTGCGCCAAGTGAGTGCTGCAAGATCAGGCCCATGCCTTTGTTGAGCACGTCAACAGACACTGAGCCAGTGGCACCTAGTGAAACGTTTTCGTATCGGTCACCGCGGGTTGTTTGCATGCCGTCTCTGAAGCCCTGTGAAGTGATGTACTCCATTTCACGTTGCCAATCGTCTGACTGGCCTTCATAGGAACGGGTAGGGGCAACGGGTGTGCCGTATGTGGTTTCAAGCCCTACGGATAGAGCCTGATCAAAAATTGAAGCCATTACTTGGCCTCCTCATCTATAGGGGTTGGGGTTGGGGTTGGTGTAGCACTTGATTTGGCAAACTCTGGGTTGCCGCCAAGTACTTCGGATTGCTCTTGGTCACAGTCCACTGGTGCACCTTTTGTGAAGGTGACAACACCGGACGAGAAATGAACTTCAACTGCTTCTGCTCCGCCTGAGTAGACCCAGGCGCTAGAAGTTACTTTTTTGGTCATGCCAGACGTGCCTTTGCATGTATTCGGATGGTGCAGACACAGTTGGGTTGGTCCGCTTGGTTGGTTGTCATGCTCATGCCTTCAACTTCACAAAATTGAAGGGCAGCGATTGAGCCACCCAGCTGTGGAGAATCAACAAGAATTTGTTCAACAGCGTTCACTAGGACAAGTGCCCGGGCTTCAGCTGTTTGTGGTGTCGGTTTGCTTTGAATCGCAAGAATCACGTCAACGGTGAAATCTTCAACCCTGCGCCTTGCGCCTGTTGAGAATGATTCAGGGGTTTGGGTCCCTGAGTCAACGTCACCCAAGAAGATGCTTTCTCTGCGCATGGCTTCGCCGGGGTCGCCATAAGTTATTTGCAGGCCGTTCAGTGAGCTGGCTGCCTGCATTTGGGCAAGTAGCAAAGCTTTGAAACTGGCAATGATTGAACCAGCCATGTCAGGGCCTTGGTTCGTCGATGGGGGACAAGTTCAACGGCATGAAGTGTTTGTCACCGTCTTCAATTGGCCCTAGCCGTTCGTATGATCTTGCTTCATTAATTGAGAGCACACCACTATTGATTGCGGTGGAGTAATCGCTCCAGCGGTCAGGGTGGTTCCTAGACATTGAAGCCAGATCAAACCTGAAGTAGGCCACTTCAATACCCATTGACCGCAGCATTTGATTCAGGGTCGCTTCAATCCGTGTGACAATCGGCCTGAGTGAGTACATCTGCATTGCAAGGTTCATTTCTTTGAGACCTGAGCCCCAAGAAGTTGAACCAGATGAATCAGCCAGCAGGAACGGTGGCACACCAAACAGGCGGGCAATGTCTTTCACCGTGTGTTGGCTTCCTTCAATCCAAGCTGCGTCAGCTGGTGAAAGTGAAACCCTACTGAATTTCGCACCTTCAGTGAGCACTGCCAAACGGTGTGAGTTCTTAGCGCCACCATGAACTGAAGCCCAAGCTTGTTTGAGCTGCTGGGCACCTGTTTCTGACAATTGCCCATCTACTGACACAACAGCGCCTGGCAAACTGCCATTGCCAAAGAAGCTGCCAGCAAATGTCTGTTGGGCAAGCCCTAAACCAATGAAGTCACGGGCAGAAGTAATTGGGCTAACGCCTTCAATCTGGCCGGGGCGCTGCATCAATCTGAATTGGGTGATGTCTCTGGTTGTGTAGATCTCTTCAGGCGCTTGGCTTGATTTGTAAATGATGCGCTGATTGCCCAAGTCATCAGTTGCCATTTCTGGTGTGATTGTTCCTGGGTCCAGCACATCAATGAACTCAATTGTGCCGCTTGAATTTCTAACTGTTGTGATGTAGCAGTTGCCGTCAGTTAGCAGTGACACAACTATTTGGTTGATGATTTCAACGTTGGTGTAGAAGCGCGACATTTGCCGGGCGAATTGTGGCAGCGGTCTAAACGCAAGCTCAGATGCGCCACGTTTGAAGAACACATCAAAGCCAAGTGAAGCAATCGTGCCACTCAGCAAATTGATTGCTGCGTAAACGCTTGAAAGACCAAGGGCGGTTGTGTAGTTAACTTCTTCACCAGACGGTGTTGACAGGTCTGTTGAATCAAGACCACGACGCCACACATCTGCAAAAGAAAGATCTCTGCTTTCAGCACTGGCAGTGCTCAGCAATCGTCTGATCATCTTTCACCTTCTCCAGCGTCGAGCACGTAAGCGATGCGACCAGCAAGAACGCCAGCTGCTACAAACACAGCTGGTGCGCAAATGAGCACTAAGCCAGTAGTGACTAGTGCAACTGATGCAAGCGCAAGTACTAGGGGGACTGATTTCATTGATCCTCCTAGAAGGCGATAGGTGCACGGTGTCTATGACGTTGCAAGATCACGTTCACGTCAGGCAGTGGGGTTGGTCGGTCCATCGAGGGTTGCGCCAACATGATTTGGCCAAACTCGCTTTGAATGCTCAGGGCCCGGTCAGGGATTCTGCTCAGGTGGTCAATCAGATGAAAGCGGGCAAGGCTTCTGATAGCCCAGCGCAAGTCATTGGGTGGGCCTGTGTGGTCACCCACGCCATGCACATAATCAACAATTACTTTCAGCCCTGGGCTTGTGTAGTCCCACACGTCATCATCCCAAACAACCAGCCCCGTTTTGGTCAGGGCCATGTTTGCAATCTGTGCAGCTGTCAGGTCTGTGCCGTCAATTGATGCTGCAAGTATCTTTCTGGGAAACAGGCGGGTCAGTTTCAGACCTTGGCTGTTGCTGCCATTAAGTTCATCACGTTGGAACTTGCCAACCCAGTTGGTGCCACAGAAATCTTCAACAACGTTTTCAGCCCAACCAATGGCATCAATAATGTCTGATGTTGGGAACGCTTGCGCTTCACCGCTGATTGAATCCATTGCCCGCACTTCAAATGGGTTGGTGTATTGACCAGCCACAACTTCATGAAATGTTGGGAAGCTCATCACTGAGCCAGACCATGTGCCT